TGTTGCGCTCGTGCTGCTGAATGTTGTGGGTCAAGAAGATGCACTCGCTTTTGGTTTCTATATCTGCAGCTTTAAGTTGTTCAAAGAGTTTGCGATATTCATCTAACCATCCTTCTGTATAGATAATAGGTGAGAAATTAATATGCACTTCCATATACTGCTGCAGTCTTGGTATGCTTGCTATACGGTCTGCTATGCTGTCTGTACCTGGTTCTAATACATCAGAGTATATTTGAGGCATCAGGCTTACACGTATGCGGTGCTTGTCCGGATGTATTATAAATTTTTCAGTAGGACGGAACATTGTGGGATACTTAGTAGCAAAGGTGCTCTTGGCCATCTTGTGAGAATCAAACCAGTTAAATACCAGTTCCCAGTTATAGTGTTTACTCATCAGCGCTACATCGGTACTGCAGCCAATATCTATAGTGTAATACTGCTCGTCACATTGATTGGGTACTTTAGGCCAGGGTTTATCTACCAGCCAGTTATAGACCGATGATAAAATATCAATTGTGTTTTCATTGACATACACCTTGTCGTGGTTGTATCTTCCTACATAGCAGTAGGATTTCATACAACCACCCAGGCACCCGTATATAAAGTTTGGACTGATAGCATCTGCTGATCGTCCGTTATCACGCGTAATGAGCGTTTTAGTTTTTTGTTTGATGATCTGCATGTGCTTCAGTTTGTAGTAAGCCCTCTTTTAACAGTATTTGTTTTACATCTTTAGTGAGCTTACTGATATCACCATCATTAATAATTGTGTAATCAAACATCCAGTGATCAAGTGCGGTTTCAGAAGGATGAGCGTTTACAGCTGTAACACCCGGACGCCCTACACGTATCGTGATACCATTGGCATTCTTAACTGCATTTGCTTCATTAGGAAAACGTGTATCTGTAATGATCCAGTTTGAACAGTCCCATCCATTAGGAGCACGATCTGCAGGAACACAGTTGTAGTCAGCCATAAGAGCATTGACCCAAGTGTTAGTGTGAAGACCTTCACGCAGGCCATCAGTACCTAGTTTCTGTAAGAAGTCTCTTACTATCATAGGAACAGATTCCATGTCTACTTTCTTTGGAAAGATTCCATCTTGGCGTTTACCCGGTTTCATCTTCAGGACGTTCCACTCAGGACCCAGATTGGTCTTCTTGAATTCTTGGTCTTCAAACTTTTCTACAGGAATTCCTGTAAGTAAAGAGGCTATAGTCTTGAGCTTCCCTGCCCATTTTTTTATGGCCCAGCCAGACTGTGCTTCTATCCACCACTGGTGATGAACATGGTCTTCTATAGTTTCTTCAAAGGTTATGCTTCCTGTGTTGTAACAGTTCAGCAGTTGTATAATCTTTCCTACTGTGTCTTTACCAGACCCAGCGTATCCGGATACAGATATAATCATAAGTTAGGGTTTATACCTTCTTTCAGGCAGTTAACAATACGTTCGTGACCGGCTTTGGCTTCGTTCCATGTAGTATAGCGCCACATGTCGTTATCATACTCGCCACCAAAGATCATAGTCTCAAATAGCAAGGGCTGTCCATCCGGATCCCAGTTGTGATCTAGTTGTAAGAAAACGGTGGATACTCTGAAATCATTTACAGTGTCATTACCAACTCTTCTGTTTTCATCTGTGCAGTCTGCATAGCTGGGGTAAGTACCTTCAGGCAGTTGTTCTGTGGTTTTATCATCGTTAATTTTATACCAGTTCATTGGTCATTGGTTTTTTCATTAGGAAAAGGAAGCCCATTGGCTTTCCAGGCTGCGGCTTGTTCTTTAGTCAGTACAAGACCTTCAGTGGATCTTATGCGTTGTAGGTGTTGTTTTTCTATAGTGAGCTGTGAAATGGCAGTTGAACTACTGGTCAGATGGTATCCTTTACAGAGCTTACAGTAATAGTGTCTGCACTGGTCAGGCTTCCCGCTGCGTCTTTTGATACGCTTGAGAGTGGTGCTTTCATAAGCGTTTTTCTTATACTTGATTCTAAGAATGGCTTGTCTTGCATCACCGGGAGTTTGATACCTTGTCTTACCAGATGCATTGCATTTACTAATCGGTAGCGGGTCCATACTTGTTATTGATATGTGTTTCGATCATGTCTGTTACTTCCTGCAGGTCTTCTTCAGGTAGTGCGTAAAGCTGTTCTGTTATTACCATCAGGTAAACCAAGTCAGTTTTATCCAATGCCTTCTTAACATCCAGTACCATTTGACTGTCACCAAGCAGACCACAGATGTGATCGATTGCTACTTTTACTTTTAACAGGGCGTTGTTTATGGCATACTTCTGTTTTTGTGTGGTGGCAGCTCTGGCATAGTCAAGTCTTACTTCCATGCATTTCATGTGCTGCAGCAGGTTCATAAACAATTCACCTATGGTGTCTTTGCTTAGTTCTTGGGACATATGAGAATATTAAAGGGGAAGCTGTTACACTTCCCCTGATAATGATTATAAGAAGGTCACTCCAAATGCATTCATTGGAGCTTCCACTTCTTCTTCTATAAAGAGAGCTTCTGTTTCTACTATCACTTCTTCTTCCTGCTCTTCTTCCTGTACAGGCGTAATCAGCTGACCATATTCATTGATAAAGAAATCATGAACATGCTCGTGATCCTGCAAGAAACTGGAAGGGTGTGATTCTTTTAGAGCAAGGGTAATGTGATTGTACATGGCCCATGCACTGTCGGGGTGACAGTTGTACTGGTGAGACGGTTTATCTAACTCACGCTTTACAATACCCACTTGTGTAAGAGTAAGGATCTCCTGTTCTGCAAACAAGCGTCCCAGAATAGTTCCTTTTTCTTTGGTTGTTAAGTGAACATTCTTAAGCAGGGTTTTATCTTCTACCAGTCTGTTGAAATACTGCTTTGCATTTCCAATCTGTTCCTGGATAGAGATCTCAGCATCGTACAAAGCTGAACCGGTGTGTTTACGCACGAAACTTCCCATGTCACCTCTTACCACTCCGTTCATGCATACAAATACATGACCGCCAACAGCACACTTGAAACGCATGCTTTTGTTGTAAGAGTTGGACCAGGCAAACATGAGCCCCATGTCGGGATCATTACCAAAGTCGAGGTGATAAATACCTTGTGCAATCTGACCGTCCATGCTGCACTTGTATAACTCGGTCTTCACTTGAAAACCGGATGCTACTAATTCTTTCTTAGTAGCGTCTATAACATGCCCGTGAGGGATAACTGTATATGTCTTCCCGTGTTGGGGAAGCGCTGTCTGCCTGATATGCTGTTCGGTAACAAATGATGTTTTAACTGGCATATGATTGGTTTAAAAAAGTAATAATTGTGTAAAGGATTTGGGTCTGATTTTCTCAATACCCTCTATCTGCTTGTTGATCTCTTCCAGATAGTAAGTGAAGTTGATGTCGTACTGATCAATAGGGATTGCAGGATCCAGTTTGTTGACCACGGTTTGTAACCACTGGCCACTCTCTACCTGGATCTCCCGTCCATCCGGATGACGCTTGACAATCTTGCCGCCACTGTTAGATATGAAGTAGCGTACAATCTTTTGCAAACGGGTAAGATTAAACACACCTTCATTTAGTTCAGCGTTGTAAAGCTTCCATTCTCCTTTAGACTTGACACCGGCACAATAATCATGTACATCTGTGTTGTCTCTGAGAAAGTCTTCCGGTTCCACTCCGTTTACAAAGTAGGCGTAGATGGCTTTTGGAATAATCAGAAAGCTCTTGTTCTTATGGAACATGGCTACTTTCTTTTTCTCCAGGTCTTCCCATTCGAAAGCACCTTTGCACTTTACCTTGTCTTTTTTGGAGATGGCTATGTAGTTGTTGACATCACGAATGATCATTTTCTTATACTCATCATGCTCCAGGGATAGCTTGGTAAGCTTCTCCCAGTCAGAACATATCTTCATATAAGTATCTACACACTCTGATGGAATCATCATCTCCAGGCCGTCCGTGTTCTGCATCAGCGGTACTGCTGCAGGGATGGCCAGGGTGAGCATTTCATAGAGCATAGTCAGTAACAGTTGTCCGTTTACAGTGATCTGCATGGTCATCTTTGGATCATACAGAAAACTATTCTCGTCACCTGTCAAACCATAGGTAGAGTTTAGAATGATCTTGTATACGTAGTTCTTAGGATCGGTCTTAGGTATCTTCTTTCTTTCTTCAAAGAACCACTCGTACAGTTCCAGGAACTCTTTTTGTGGAAGATGTTCCGGGGCAAAGCCGTTCTTGATAGCCAGGTTAGGGTAGAAGCTGGTAACGTCAGAGGTCATAATAGTCCATCCTGGTTTTGCTTCATACACACCGGCTTCACGGGCTCCGTGAATACCACCTAGTCCGTAGTCTGTTTTGACACCCCTGTAATCAACGCGGTACTTGAATCCATCTTTAGTGGATGTAATTACGGTTTTACGGAAGTAGTCGATCATTTTCTGAAACTCCGGTGTCTGGAACTGGACATAATCCAGGATGCAGTCACCCAGCACAATGTGTGTACGAGGGGTACGCAAACGTTTGAGTTCTGCTTTTTCTATACCAGTCTTTTGTTCCAGGAAATAAAGGAACAGTTCTTTAGATATCCTGGGCTCTGATGCAGAGTAGAGGTCAATGCCGTATTCTTTGGTAAGCACCTGACGAAGACGGATCTGTTCTTTGCTATGCTCCAGGATCTGCTTGGTGCTCATGACGTCATTGATACAATAACTGATCACGTCACGCAGGTCCTGCGGGTTTTGGATGGGTTCAAAGTGGGGATGTGGCATCTCTTCCACGTTTTCCCAATCCATGGCATACTGTACCCATTTAAGAGAGCTGCTCTTGGCTTTGTTATCCCAGTGATTCATCCTAAACAGATCAATCTGCCGGATCCACAACTTGTAGGGAGCATAGTCCAGGAACTCACCTCTGTTCTTTTTAGAGATGACCTCTTGAGCATAGGCATAGATCTTCTCCGCGATCAGTTCACCAGACATCTTTACCAACACAGGTTGGTTCTTCATTACATGCTGGGTGATCTGCGCGTCAAAGTCCAGACCGTTATAAGAAATGTGCCATTGATTCTTGGCTCTGCATTCAGCCAGAAAACTGCAGAAGGCTACGATGTCATTCTGATCCTTGTTGATCACAAAGACCCGTTTGACGTTATCATCTTTGTAATGGACAAACACCGCAACAAACGTGTTGCAGATAGTTTCATAATCCATTACCCAGTGAATTGGTGGCTGTGCTGTCATAATGTACGTGTTCAGTTTAGCTGTTCCCCCTTGGTTCAAGAGAAAAAAAAAGGCAGCGTAAACTGCCTTTCTTAGTTGGTTTTCATAGAATCGGTTGATTAAACCGTGATAATCTTGCCAGCAGTAGTGTCAATAACATTACTTGCTGACAGGTATTGGTTGTAGTCAAATGTATCTGCGTTGATAGCAAGTACATCTATAACCGCTTTGATCTCTTCTGGAAGATCCAGGTAGTACTCATAGTAAGTCTCTAAGATTTTACGCTCTTCTGCGTAATCTTTACCGTTAGTACGTTTACCGACCTTCATCGGTTTTACATCACCAAAGTCGTCCAGCTTGGCAACCATATGCATACTCTGCTTCTTTTCCTTACCGATAAGTGCAAGTACTTTAGAATCAGGGTCGTATATAGCTTCGTTATATGGACTCTCAGGCGTTACCGGGATGAGCTTGAAAGTCTTTTTCTGACCCCAGCTACCGGTGATTAACATCATTGTTTTTGTCATGGGTTTGTTGGATTGAGTTCTACAAAGTTAGAGAACTTTCTTCAAGTTCTCCAAATGTTCTACAGGTATTTTTAAAGTTTCTTTCTCCAGGTCACAGGGATCGCACAGTTCTCCTACCTGTGTAAGCAGTTCAGGTTCTATACCAAGGAGCTTGGCATAAACATCTACATACTTTTCCGGGTATAAATAAGAGTCGATGTACTTGTACTCTGAGCTCTGCTCTCCGTAATACTGCTTGATAGCACGCTTCAGGGGATTAGTAAACTTGGAGTAGTGACCCATGATAAAGTTGAACCAGTCATTCTGGTATCCTGAATAATCGAAGGTGTATACACTGTAATCTTCTACATGCACGATCTTTTCAAACAACGGGTTGGTTATCAACAGTTGTTGTTCAAAGCTTCTGAATCCTTCTGAGTTGTCTTCTTTAAATGTGCAAACCAGTTTCATATCCTCGGGGTTGATCAGCCCCTCCAGCGCGATGTACGTGCCGGAAGGAGCATGGACCGAAGTCCGCTTGATCCCCAGTGCCGGATATAGAAACGATCTTGATTTCTGAAAGTACTTCGTATACAAACTATCTATCATTGATTACCATTTTATAGAGCAGCCAGACCTTTTGCAAATTGGTAAGGCAGCTCAAAGCTTCTATTAGTGTAATGCCAATCGGCAATGTCTAGTGTTTCTTTAAATCGTTCCATCCAGCTGTTAAGCGTACTCTCCTTTACAGGATAAGCATACGTCTGGAAGAAACGGTCAATTACTACAAAGTGAAACTTGTAGTTGTATCCATTTTTGAGCAGATCACCATACTGAAGAGCAACCAGGATTGAGTATACGGCTGCCTGCATCCAGTAAGAGTAATACTCTACTGATTCTGCAAAGTCCTTCAGATCTTTAGAAGTTGTCTTGATATCATTTACGTAGATGATTTTGTTGTCATGATCTATTACGATGTTATCAATGATGCCTTTTAATCCAAAGGAACGGTTAGCCAGATCACTCTGGAAGAAACATTCGTTGATTACTTCCAGGTTGTCAAACTCGGTGCTGTTAGTACCAATGAGCTGGCAGATCTGCTTGTTAGTCTTGATCAGGTCCACTGCGTTCTTACAGAACTCAAATGTTTCCTGGTCAATAAGTACCTTGGATCCTTTGCTCTTCAAGAACTGAAAGCAGTTCTCGGTTTCTGTAGACAGCACTTTGTCCAGGCGCTGCTGGTCAGTCTTTAAACTTTGGTGGTAGTTGATCTCTTTCATCACGTCCAGGATTTCGTCCTGTAGATCTGAGAGTTTTTCTACACCAAGAGCATCATAAGATGCACGGTTGTTTTGAAACTGTGCGTGCACCTTGTCAATCACTGTACGCAGCGTACCGGTAGGAAGGTTAGCCGGAGAGACCACGAACTGGTCTTTGAACTTTTCTTCTTCCAGTAACAAAGCATGAATGATTTTGCCCTGCACCAGGTGGGTGTCCAGGCGTTCTTCCTTCATACCCATTACATAGAGCTGATAAAATACAGCCGGGCTATACAGCAGCTTGTTTAAAGAGCTGTAACTGAAATAGAACTTCTTATCATAGAAGTCCTTTTCTATAAACTTGACTGACTCTTCCATCAGTTCTTCAAATAATACTTCACTCATGTTTTAGGATTTTGGTTTCCACACACCTTCCAGGGTAAGAAAGTGCTGGATGCGTTTGGCCGTAGCCTGGTCGTATGTAAGGGCTTCTGTCATTTCTATAAAGTGATAGAGCTCTTCTATTTTTTCCTTGTCATCCGCTGCTGTGTTTTTTTCCATAGCGTTTGCTACTCTTTCAAGCTGACGTGCTATTTCAGGCAGCGTATGTTGTATAAGTTTTTGACCCATTACGGTCTCATGTAGTTCCGGCATGTGTTATGGATTTAGCGGGTTAGTACCATCTTCATTGAGTGGCAGTTCTTCTATGTCATCGTACCAGATCTGGAGAGAGCCCAGTTCTTGTTCACATAGCTCTGCATCAAAAGTCTCTATAATAACACCAAGACCATCATCGGTCTGCTTGATTTCTACATCAAGTTTACCAACTCTGACCCACAGTGTACCGGTGTCGGGTTTTAGTGATAGAGTAAAGTCTGGACCACCTTCGTTATACTCTGTTATTTTAAAGGGTAAGTACTCCATTTTTTTCTGCTTTTGTTTTCTTGTCATGGCAGGTGCAGCATAACACCTGCAGGTTGTCTTGCTCACAGAAAAGTCGTTCAATAAAACCGGGTAAATCATTTGCACAGTTCAGAGAACCGGCTGGTATGATGTGGTCTACGTTGATCTTCTTTTCCGGGAAATATGCTTTACATTCAGCACAGAGATACTCGTACTGTTGTCTCTTATTAGGACCTTTATATTTTCTGCGTGCGGCCATCTTTGCCTGCGTGATAGGTTTCCACCAGCGGGACTTCTGGCGCAGTGCAGACCGGATAAAACTCCAGAAAGCAGACTCGGTCATAGTGCCTGCGTTACGGGTTTTGGCAACTCTGGGTTTCTTGGGAGCGGTAGTTTTCCTAGGCATATTGTAGATTAAGGTCTACAAATATACTGTAGAACTTATGAGTTCTCTAACTTTTTATTCAACAAGGGTACCAGGCGCAGGAATACCTGCTTGGCACCAAAGTCTTTAATAGAGTCAGATGGATCTTTACTCATAGGTAATACACAGGTTTCTACATCGGGATAGGTTTCCCTGTACTTTTCCATGGCTTTGATACCGGGCTCATCGTAGTCAAACAGGATCACCACCTTTTGATAGTCTTTGATGTACTGCTGCATGAGCTCTTTACGAATGACAGAGTTTTCTGAGTCCGGGGCTATAACATCCATAGAAAGCTTTAGGCTTTTTAGTGCCATGATGTCTTTTAGGGATGATGTGATAACCAGGAACTTATGACCTTTAAGCTGTTCAGAACCTTGTACATAGTCGCTGATCTTCAGGAACTTTTTGTCTACGGTCTTGGGCTGATAGATCTTATAGAGCGTCCCATCCTTTTTAAAATAGCCATATAGGTAGTTACCGGTGATGGTCAGTGAATTGACTTTACCATCCACGTCCTTTTCGAGGGTGTAATTCTCTAATGGACGGACATTGTACTCGTCCAGTAAACGAGACCCGATGTTAAACTGGGTCCAGAAGTACTGATCTTTAGTATTCCAGGATCGGAACACGTACTGTGATATCTTATACTTGCTAGCTTGTTTGAATTCCTGCACATCATACCCGCCATTGTTATGTAGTACATAGTCGTTATACTTTTCTATAACCGTATTACAAGTTTTGTGATACGGCATTTGAGTAATCTCTTTGACCAGGTCAATGGCAGAGCCCTGTTTACCAGACGAGAAGTCTTTATACTTATAAGTATTCTTGCTTGCGTCATAGTAGATGCACATAGATGGGGTACGTTCCTTTGCGTTGAACATACTCTTGATCTTGACATCCTGACCGCTCAGCTTTTCTTTAAGTTTACAATAGTGTTCAAAGATCCAGGAGACAGGAACATCCTTGACATCGTGCACCAGATTTTTAGTTGTAAACATGATCTACGGGTTAAGTGTGTAAAAAAATGGGGGAGAGTAGAAACCCTCCCCGCTATTCTCATTTTTTACAGATCTACTTGTAAAAGAGTTTCTTACATGTCAAAGTCATTGTTGACAGGCTCAAAGCTTCCCACCGGCTTTGCAGATGCAAGCGGCTTAAAGTGGTAAGGATTGTTTTTGTCAAACTTTTCAAGCTTGGCTTCATCAACAGAGCAGAACTTGTACTTCGGTAGCGCCAGCTTTAAGATGGTCTTACCGTTGTATTCTTCTTCCTTACCGTTTAAGAACCAGTAAGCATCGTGACCTTTTAACAGGTTCACTGCCTGAGCAACCCAGTCTTCCAGTGAAGAAGCCTGTATGTTGTCTACAGCGTCACGAAGACCGATCTCTTGTGCGATCACCAGGATCTTGTACATGATCTCGTTCTTAGTAGCATTGGTTTCTGCGTGCTGATCTGTCCAGATCGTTGCAGTTACACGGGCGGACAAGCCTTTGAACTTTGGACCATCCTGGTCATTTTTGTCTATACTCCATCCTTCAAAATCAGGAATAGCCGGGCCTTCTAATACAAGCTCCAAACTCTTCTTGTCTCCATTCTTGGATGTTCTTACTTGCCCGCTGAAGATGTGGGCATACACTACACCTGGTTGGAATGATTTTTGATTTCCACCACCAGTTTTTACTTCTTGTCCTTTTGTACTGAACATAGGTTGTTATTTAAAAATTAATATGTGAGGGGTTAGTTTTCGTAAGCAAGGATTGATTGTCTTACCAGCTCCAGATCGTTGACAATCTCGAAGTCAGGGAACATATCCTTGGGTGCCTTGCAGGTGTTTTCACCATTGTTGCGGGTTTCAAAAACGTGGCGGATGTTACCGTCCTTGTCTTTTTTCACTTTGCCAAATAATACCACGGAGAACAAGCCTTCTAGTGTGAGCTTTTCGTCCACCATTTTACCGATGGTTTTAGCTTTGAACTTGCGCTTGCCTTCCATGTCAGTGGATTCTTCTGCATGGGTTAAAAAGAATACCATCAGATCATCTCTGAGGTCTTTAGGCATACGAGCGATGCGGGCCAGATGGGCACCGATCTGCGTAAACTTCTCATAGCCTTTCTCGTCTACACGGTCAAAGAACTCAAAAGAGCTCATATACTGAAAGTCATCAATAATGAGGTTCTTGATCTCTTTGCGTTTTTCATTTACATACTTAATGCATGCCTCTATATTCTGAGGAGAGTTTCCATAGTACATATTACCCTGGGGATTGTCTTTACCCCAGATTGTATACTTCTTCTTCCATCCCTTGAAGGGGAGGGCTTTATTAGCTACATTGATAATGAATGTTTCTGCCGGATTCAGGTTTTCAATTGCTGTGGATTTACCTGCACCGGATTCTGCGATCACGAGGATTCCGTTTGCCATAGTTAAAATGGAGGTTTATTGTTCTGGGTAACGAGTCTGTTAACCCAGTCTTTTGAACTAACAGG